CAAGGAAACGCAGAAATAAAATATGATGTAAAACAAAATAGGGCTGTGTTTATTATAAAAGAAAAAGAAAAGATAAGAGGTGCAGTAGGTAGAGGTTTAACCTCACAAGTCTATCCTAAATGGTTTATGTATGGGGATAAATCTTATCCTTTTATTTCCGGGGATAGTGATACTGCTGTTCTTGTAGAAGATTGTGCTAGTGCTTGTGCTGTATCAGAAACACACACAGGAGTAGCATTAATGGGTACAAGTTTACCAGACAGTTACATACCGGTGTTAAAGAAAAAGTTTAAGAAAGTAATTGTTGCACTGGATAGAGATGCAACAACCAAGGCATTTGACATAAGCAATCAATTAAGATATTATATGGATACTGAAGTTAAGATACTAGAAGAAGATTTAAAGTATTTTGATAAAACACAAATAGAAAGGTTATTTAATGACTAATGAAACAGTATACGTTAAGAGAGAAAAAGTTTTTGGCAAAACTTTAGTTTATCCAGTGTGTCATCAAGCACAATTATTAACTAATTTAACAGGTAAAACAACTTTGACAGACGATGCAATAAGTATTATAAAAGCTTTAAAGTATTCTGTTAAAGAATACATTAACAAGGAGCTATAAATGAAAAAACTAGATGAAGACACATTAGAATTATTTGATGATTTATTACAAGAGTTAGCTTGTTATCCTCAAGAAGTTGTTTCAGATAAAAATTATTTGCAAATAGAAAAAATTTATTATAAGCTTGGGGGTAAATAATATATGAATATATTTTTTTTACATAAAGACCCACAATGGGCAGCCAATGCATTATGTGATAAGCATGTGCCAAAAATGTTATTAGAATCAGCACAAATGTTATCAACTGCTGTGCGTAGACATAAAACAGAATTTGAAAACTATGATAAAATTTATAAATCCGCTTACCCTAATCACCCTATGACTAAATGGGTAGGAGATACAAGAACTAATTTTCGTTGGGCATTAGAAAATGCTGTGTTCATTAGTCAAGAATATTGTAAACGTTTTAAAAAAATACATAAGTCATCTGAAGTTATTAATAATATTTATGATGCTAAATATATGGAAGACATACCAACACAAATGCATCCAGATTATATTACTACACCTCCTCAATGTATGCCCGATGAATACAAAGATGATGATTATGTAACTGCGTACAGAAAATATTATAAAGGTGCGAAAGCTTATTTTGCTAAATGGCAACGAGGTGTAGATGCACCCGAATGGTGGGCAGTATGATAGATAAACATATAGGTTGTCCTTCTTATCCTGTATGCGAAGATGCTCCTCTTGGCTGTATAGTAGAGCAAGGAATAGATAATGTAGAATGGTATGGACACAAAGATAACGAGGATAAAAACAAAAGTGAATAAAATTTGGACAGAAGAAAATATAAAAAAACATCTCGCCTCTGATAATAGAGGCGTAAATGTTTACTATAAAAAATTAGGTAAGAGAGATTGTATGATGTGTAATAAAAAATTTGATACTTATAGTCGCTTCGATAGATTTTGTGATACATGTAAAAAAACAGATATGTATAGGTGTCCTTAATGTATAGATTTTTTGTAATGCTGTTGTTAATTTTAATATTACTTACTACCTGTATGGGCTGTACTTATATGGTAGCAAAAGAAACAGTTAAAGTAATTGATAAAGCCTTGACACAAAGTCCTAATCCAGATAAAAAAGAAAAGATATTAATTAAACAAAATAAAACAAAAGATAAAGCTAGAGAGTTTTATTGTAGTAAAGTAAAAGATAAGGAGAAATGTAGTAATGATTAAAAGTTTTTTTCAACCACAGTTTGTTGACTTATTAACAGACTTTATGTATAACGACTTAAAAGAAAAAGTTAAATCAAAATCCAATATAAAAAAAAGCATTAATACTTTTGAAGATACTTGGGTTAACATGTTAAGGAATAGTAAAAAAAATGACAAAAGAAAAAGTTGAATTACCAGACTACTATGACTTTAGAAAGCCAGAGTTTATAAATAAAAAAGAAAAAGTTGAAAAGGATTGCATGATGTGCAACAAACCTTTTATGAGTGAGGGAATAAAAAATAGAATTTGCAATGGCTGTAAAGCAACAGATGATTGGCAGTATGGAAATGATTACAAGGTGGTAGAGTAATGTGGAAACTAATTGATTGCGGAACATACCCTTGGTTTGTTAGAGAAACAAAAAAATATTTTTATTGTGTATATTCTTTAACAGGGGAGACAAAAAAATTAAAAGTAAAACGAAGTGAAATTCCTATGTATATGTCCATGCATAAAAGTTATTTAGCGTATTTAAAAACTTGGCCGCTTAGAACAGCATCTTGTATACTTGACAAAAAAAGTGCAAAGTTTTATATAGACTTATGGAAAGATAGAAATAAAACAAATGTAATGAAAGAAATAATTAAACAAATGAAAGCGACAACATGGAAAAAGAATTAATAAGACTACTACTAAATAAAAAATTTTATACTAAAAATAAAAGTAAGTTAGCTAAAGAGTTTTTTACTAATGGTACCGGGGAATTGTATGAAACAATACAACATGCCCATGAAGATTCTGATAGTGATTTAAGTATTAGTGAGGTATCTTCTTTACACATGGATGTGTATAATCCTGCAACTACTAGAGCAAAGAGAGAAAACTTTGATGCATTAGTTAAGGAGATAAAAGAATTAGATTTACCTAATGAAAACATTGCTACCAATATTATTCGTGCATTGTATAAAAGAAGAATAGCAAATAAAATTGCTGTTTTAGCTACAGAAATATATAATGGAAAAGACTCTGACTTCTCTGAAATAAAAAAAGAATTAGAAGTTTCATTTGATGATACAGATAAGGATGTGTATGAATACATAACTTCAGATGTTGATAGCCTAATAGAAAAATTAAAAGATAATACTAAATGGAAATTTAATTTAGGGGGCTTAAAAGAAAATGTTAATGGTGTTGGTGAGGGTAACCTTGTTATTATATTTGCTAGACCAGAGAGTGGTAAGACAGCCTTCTGGATTAATTTAGTCGCAGGAATTGACGGATTTGCCTCTCAAGGTGCCAAAGTATGTGCACTTATCAACGAGGAGCCTGCAATTAGGACTCAAATGAGACTAATTAATGCCCACGCAGGTATGACATTTGATGAAATACGAGCTGATATGACTACAGCTAAAGAAAAATGGACTGAAGTAAAACATAATATTAATATACTTGATACTGTTGATTGGTCGTTAGATGAGGTTGATGAGTTTGTTCAGAAAGAAAAACCAGATATACTAATTATAGACCAATTAGATAAAGTAAATGTTAAGGGTAACTTTGCACGAACAGATGAGAAACTTCGTGCTATCTATACAGGTGCAAGAGAGATAGCAAAACGAAATAACTGTTGTGTCATTGCTATATCACAAGCATCAGCAGATGGGCATGGTAAAATAGAATTAACATTTGATATGATGGAAGGAAGTAAGACAGGTAAAGCAGCAGAAGCAGATTTAATTATTGGTGTTGGGTGTGCTACTCATCAAGGCAGAGATGAACATGCTAGAAATGTTTATATAAGTAAAAATAAAATAACAGGGTATCATGGATTGATTAACTGTATGATAAACCCAGAACTATCGAGGTATTATGATTAGTGTATTTGATGTAGAAACAAGTTTTCAAGTAACAGAAGAAGGTAACTTAGACCCATCAGCTAAAAATCCTAATAACTTTTTGGTATCTTTGGGTATCAATGATGAGTATGTATTTTTTAAACACAGAGAATTTAAAGGAATACCTAATAGAAAAGTTATACAAGACATACTAGATAAGACTACATTACTTGTTGGACATAATATTAAATTTGATTTGTTGTGGTTATGGGAAGCAGGTTTTAAATACGATGGTAAAGTTTGTGATACGATGGTAGTTGAATACGTTTTTAATAGAGGTGTTAAGAGAAGTTTAAAATTAAAAGATTGTTGTGCGTTTCGTGGTGTTATACAAAAGTCTGATACAACAGAACAATATATAAAAGATAAAGTTTCTTTTCAGAATATCCCTATTCGTATTGTAGAAGAGTATGGTCGTATGGATGTAAAGGCAACCAAGTCTTTATTTGAATCACAAATGATACAATTAAAAAAACCTCAACACAAAGGCTTGCTATTAACGATAAAAAATATGTGTGAGTTTCTTGTTGT